ATATATTTGTCTAAATGTAAGTGTTTTACTTTCTTTATATTGTTCAGGTGTTATGTCTTTAGTATTAAAATATATTTGAGCAAGTGTGTTGTGTACATTACCTTCAAAAGAAAAGCCCACAATGTCGCCTATCAGTCGCGGATGGTAACCATCATAATCCATTTCTACAAAAAAGTCATTGTCTGGTTCAAAACTATCTCGTTCTCCATTGTCATGTTTTAGACCTACAAAATTTATTCCATTAAAGTTATTTACAGGACGACCCGTTGTTGTGTATGGGTTATACCATCCGTATATATGATTTTCTTTTATTGAGTATTTTTTGTTTTTTGTGGTAAAGTATGTGTCAAACTTGTCATTTATTTTTAGTCCATTTTGTTCTAATTTTTGTAAGACAGGCAACAAAACATCATTAACATACTCGTTAGTTTTTCCTGGAGTATCACCGATTATATCATTGTATTTGTTGTTACAACGCTCTAGGTGCTTACCAATTGGTATCATTTTATTCACTTTAGTTTGCGGGAATTTACGGTAATACCATGTGTGTGCTTGTGTTGTATGTTTGTCTAAAGGAGGTATGGTATGTTGTATATCCGTATAAGATAGTTGGGGGGCCGCATGTAAGCTGCTTTTCTTGTCTAAAACCCTAAAATTGTAATCTTTAAGCAAATCTAAAATCTCGTCTATATTCCAGTTGATACATTCTAAGTGGTTGATTGGTATAATGTAACCTGTATTGTTTATATTCAGGTATATTGCGATGATTTCCGCAAGTATAGGGTGTGTGTTGTCATTACCTTGAATAAATTCAAGATACATTGTTGGCTCAAATTTTACTTTGAGTTTTTCGAGTTGATTTTTTGTTTCAATAAGGTAGAACATACCCTAGGAATGTACGAAGAATAATTTTAATAGCCACCTCTTCCAGGAGAAGAAGGGGGAGTTGGGGTTCTGTTAGTATTAGAACTTCCAACATTTGGGGTTCTTGAAGATTGTTGTGTGTTAGATAAAGATACACCTGTTGTAGTGGTGTTTGAAATTAGATATAATCTTTTATGTTTAGTGGAAACATGATATGGACCTTCCATAGCATAACCATTTTCGGGATGAATATGATAATAACCTGTGTAAGGTATTACATTTGTATCATTAGTTGAATATCCTCCTTCTGTGTATAAAGGTTTATGTTCTTCTAAATTATTAAATAATGCTTGGATTAAAGGAAAATCTATAGATTTTAAATTTAATAAATTTTGATTAGAAGATGCTATAGTTTGGTTATTTTTTTCTAATATTACCCATTTAATTTTTCCTATTTTATATAAACTAAAATCATACTTAGGATCTTGTTTTAATAGTAAGTTGTATGTTTCTTTATTTATTTCAAAATAATTTTTATTTTCATTAGCTCTTACACAAAAATATCTTGTAAAATATCCTTTTTTATAATCTTCGGTAGTTGGTTTTGGTTTTGAAGGAGGAATAGGAGTAATTTTAGATAAGTTATCATACACAGATCTTTTTAGTTTTCTATACATTGAATTATTTCTACTTACACCAAAAGATATAGAAAGAGGTTTCTTTTTTAATAATTCTTCTCTTGGGTTTTGGGGATCATTACCAACAAAAAATGTACCATCACTAATTTCCATATAAGTACCTTTATATGGTTGGTTAGTAGATGCTATTACAAACTCATTTCCTGTTGTTTGTAAAATACTTACTTTTGATTTTGGTATATATCTTGCCATATTATACTAAATTAGAAAAATTATTTGTAAAATAAGTTATCCATAAGTTATAAGTAGGAAAAGCTGAGCCTACATTTTGGTTATCTAAAGATGGAAAATCTCCTATATTAAAATTATATTGGAAAACAGAACCATACTGTTGTTTTAATTTATTAATATAAGAATTAATAGTATTAATATTTGATGTATTACCCTTAAAAAATTCTTCTGATAAAGCACCATTTTGTGGGTTTGTAGCCGCTTGTATTATATAAGCATAATCATATGGAGTTTTACCATTTACTCTTCTTTTAGTTGTGTCTAATCCACCATTGTTTATTTGTTCTTGTGTTAATCCTGTATTTCCTACTAATGTTTCTGGTAAAACTATATCTCCAACTGTAGGAGCTGTATCTTCTATTATTTCATCTTCTATTATGGGTTGAACTACTCTTGTATTATCTATTTTTGTTTCAAGGTTTTCTAGTTGTATTGGTGTATTATTAAATAATGCACTTGTATCATACTTATCTTCACCATCTAATAACATTAATTGTCCTGAAAATTCTGTTGTCCAGTCTTGTCCTGAGGTTATTTTTTGTGATTCAGTAAATATAACAAAAACTATATCTTCATCTTGATATCCTTTAGGTAATTTTTCTTTTTCTATTTTAAAAACATTTCCTATAATTATACCTCCTATACCATCTATTTGGGCGTTAAATTTTAAAGGAACAACAGCTCCTCTTCTTTTAGGTATTTGTTTAAAAGGAATACCTGTTGATGGGTTTCTTTTTAATATTAGATTTAAAGTATTTTCTACACTTTTAGATAAACTTATAACTGTGCTAAAAGCTTCTATATTTGGTTTGGTACCATCTTGGATATATCTTCCTTGATCTATTAAATTTTTATAAAATGCTAATTGAATTACTTGTTTTTTATATCTATCTTTTAAACTAAAATATTGTTTTAATTGTGTTTCTTTATATTTATCTATTTGTTCTTGATCTACTTCTGTTTCTTTAGTTGTTGTAAATCTACTTTTTATCCCTTTATTAAAGTTTGCAAAAGTTACTGAATCTAAATCATCTATACTAGCAGGTGCCTGAGCAGCTATTGCTATAGTTGATGTAAAAGCACTCGGGATTGTAGTATTAAAATTAAAATCTCTAACTATGGATTGTGTACCTTGGATTTTAAGCTCGTATAAGTCTTTTTCTTGAAGTAATTTTAAAGTATCTTCATTTGCTTGTAAATCTATAATTCTTCCTATATTTTCAGGACAGTGAAATGTAAAATTATACCTGTCCCCACAAGATATATTTACATCATTCCATATTTTTTGAATGTAATCAAACATACTAAAATCTGAACTTCGTATTCCCTCAGAATCATAAGCCATACTCATATACACTTGTTTTAAATGATTTACATTTAAATGTATTAATCCTATATACTGTGTGTAATTTTCTCCTACTTTAGAAAGATTTGCTGAATCAGGGATTTGGGAGGGTAGTAAACATACTTCAGGGTTAAAACTAGAATTTAATAAATTTTCTACATTTACTTTTTTTACTTCTTTATACCTATTAAAAAAACCTGTGTCTGTGTTGTTTGTTACATTTTTAACTCCTAACATTTTGCTATAAGCTCCAAAATTAGGAATACGATAAGGGGCAAATTCTAAATATTCTTTTTTATATCGCATTTTATCATCAACAATTTTATCTTCAAGTGTTTGCTCATAAGTTAATTCAAGTAAAGCTTCTTTATTTTCTTTTACTTCAGGAAACACAAACAAATTCATCATTAAACATAAAAAATCCCATCTAACATAAGTGTCTTTTGATTTGTATAATTCATCAAAATTTGATGATGGGGTTGACCAAGCACTTTTTTCATGTTTTATTGTTTCTCCTTTAAATAAAAAATAATGTTTTAATCTACCTGCATTGAAACTACGTAATTTAGATAATTGTGACCTTAATTCTTCTTTATTAATTTCACCTGACTCAACATTAACAGATTTAAAATCTTGAATTCCAAAAAGCTTATCTACGTTTGCATCTTTAAGTTTATTAACAAAATTAGCTAATGTTTTTGCGGATGCTGTTGCTTCATCATATTCTTGTGCATCTTTGTCCATATCACCAAAAATCCAAAAATTTGATATTTTGTTTCCATAGCTAGTTTTATCATAATCTTCATTAGTAATATTTTTAGATCCACCTTTATATTCTCCTAATTCTAAAAATGCCTCTAAAAGAAATTCTAATGAATCTACTTCTATTTCTTCATTTTCTCTGGTTATTATATCTCCATCTCTTTTTGGTTTAAGACCCTCTAAACACTCTCCCATAGCAACTAATTCTGTGGTGCAATCATACCCCCCATCTGGTCTTGCGACAATTTCAAAGTTTTTACATGTACCTATAAACCCATCATAATTTCCTCCTGATATTTCTATTTGTTTTCGAATATTAGCTTGTAAAGTTGTCATATAATTTTCAGACTTAAAAAAATCATCTATTATAGTAGGAGTAGATTGATCTATTTTACCCTTATTGTTTATATAAGGATTCCACCCCCATTCTAATAAAACAGGCATTCCAGGTCTCATGTAAAGTATTTCTAAAACCTCTAATTGACGTCTACTATGACAAACAAAATTTATTTTTGCTTCACGAAGTGAACCATAGGCTGTTTTTGTTCTAATGTCAGCATCTATAATACCAGGCATTGGTACTATACCAAAACCATCTGCTGCGCTTGAACGAATAGACTTATCACCATATGCTCCTTTTAATTCACCAAATTTTCCACCTCTTGGTTTTTTATCATTATCTAATATTCCCCCTTCTAAAACATAGGTTTTAGCTAAATTACTACCCATAACTTTTTCTTTTTCTTCAAGAAATTCAGGGTCAATAATATCTACACCCGAAGCCATTCTAATAACACATTGTTTATGTACTGTGTTTGTGTAAAAGGCACCAGGATTAATTGTAATATTTTTATCTTTAATTTTTACTTTGGGGCTACCAAATCTATGTCTAAATTTAGTAGGACTATTTCCTTGTTCTACTATAGATTCTCTTATTTTAAGTTGTGTAATAACAAAATCTCTAAGGGTCTCTTTAAATATAGACATAACTACTTATTTATTTGTTCAAATGATCTTAATATATTAGTAATTCTATTTGGATCTGGGATTCTAATTTGTAAACCGGGTTTTAAAATAAAACTATCTCTTCTAATAACATCTGGATTTGCAGTAGTAATAACCCACCATAAATCCACATTATTATAAAATTGGTTTGCTATTAGATCTAATCTGTCTCCTTCAACAGTAACTGCATATATATCATCTACAGATAAAGGGATATTAGGATATTTAATGTATTTTAATACCCTTTTATCATTAGCTCCTGTTTTTCTTGATATATAATTTAATCTATTTGACATATTATTTTATTTTTGCTGCTGCGGCCCCTACTCCTATTGGCATAGGTTCACTGTTCCATAATTTTCTTCCTGGTGTGTTAGCTATTGGGCTGTCTTTATGTGGTACAATAAATGGTGAATCTATGCCTTTTTGTGGTAAGAAATCATGTATTGGTTGATATGTAACACTTACATCTAAAACATGAGGTAAAACAAATAAACCACTAGTAGTTCCTCCTTCAGGTGCATCTAATGTTATTTCCCAAGGATAATCTTTTTGCCATGTTATTCCTACACTTTTTATAACACCTGGTAATTGTTGAAAGTAACTACCTATAGTTAGTCTCATAAAAGGAGTCATCATTCTGTTTGATGTTGTGTTATATTCAGGTGCTGTATTAGATAATAAATAATTTAATTTCCTATATAAAGGCTTCATTTCACGAGATGATTGGGCTGCTATTTTAAAATTAAAACTTACATCCCTATTAAAACTATTGTAAGTATAAAAATTTTCTGCTCTACCATTATAACTAAATTCATTATAATTAGCAGAAAAATTATCACCCATACTTTCTAAAAATGCTCTAAATACCATTACGTCCGATTTAGTAGGTTTTAATGGGTTTACAGCTTCAATTCTAAAACGTATTAAGTCTCTTACATGATTACTATTAAAATCTTGATCTGAATTAAAAACATCTAAAGCATTTATTAAATCTACTGTAGTTGTTCCTATAGTAGGATCACCTCCTGGATTACCTAAATTAACTCTTTCTTCTCTATGGTAAGATTTACTATCACTTCTTGTTTTATTGTAATTATCTTCTGATATTTTACCTAAGGTAGCTAAATAATTTTTTACTCTAGATGTACCATTTAAAATATGGGAATCAAATTTTTCATGATAACCTAAACTAATGTTTTTATCTCTTAAATTTAAATCTTCTAAAGCTTTATCACTAGGTTTTTCAAATAAAATATTATTAACATTAAATAATCCATTTTTATCTTCAGCAAAAAATCCTATGTTTTTAGGACCCATATACCTTAAATTTTGTTTAGTATTAGTATTACTGTATTTATATATACTTGTTCTACCAATACCATAAGTTGAACCTGGGCCTCCTTCATATGAGTATAACTCTTCATTAGGATTTGCAAATGCTGCTTTGATATTTTTACCTAAATTTTGAGCAAATTTGCCTAATCTAGATTGTTTCTTTTGTTCTGTTTCTATGGGACTACCATCCTCATTGTGGGTTTGACCAGGTACTGATGAATATTTATACCTGTCTGTAAAAGGAACTTCTCTTACTGTTCCTGCTACATTAACCATTGCTGTTTTAAAACGTTCTTGTTGAGGAGATGTGCTTATATTTTTATCAAATAAATAAAGTAATCTGTTAGTGTTGCTACTTTTCCCTGAGAATCCATCAGGCTCTGAATAACTACTTTTAAATTTTTCTTCGTCTATATAACCAGATTTATCTAAAGGTGATATACCTTCTCTTTTAATATGTAAACCTGTACCTTGTCCTACTACTTGGGCTAATGTGTTAATACCGAAATTCCATTGTCTTTGATTTGCAACTGAATTAGAAAATGAAGGTTCACTTACTTTTGGATTAGATTTTTGTAAACCTAATTGTTTAGCATTCCATGTTATACCTCTATTTGATATTAAAAATTTACCTATTCGGGCAGTATCTTGTAATAGTCGTTCAGCATGCATTAATAAACCACCTCGTATAAAACCTCCTGTTATTGAATTAATACGTGATGTTCCACCTAAATTTATACCACCTTTAATAAATGGCTCATTACTAAATCCTTTACCAGGTCTGTCGTATGCAGTACCTTTCCTATAAGTTAGGTCTGCAGCTTCAGTAGTAGCTAAATCTCCTACAGCTAGGTTGGATTTTAGATTTTTTAATGCCATTAAAATTAATTTTAGTAACGACCGTCTGTAGGACCACCATTTTTATATTGTCCTTTTCTACCTGCAAGAACACCTTCATCAAAGGAATCTGATGCTTGTCCTACTGCACCATTTATATCTTGAAAGTCAGAATTTCCTGATGGACCAGGTGATGGACCTACTGTAACTGGGTTTGAAATACCATGTTGGTATGTGTATGATTTAGTTAGTAATTCTCTATGTAGATCTTGACCTCCTAATTGTTTTCCTTGAAATCTACCTGGATTGGCTACCCCATGAAAATATCCTTGACCACCTGTAGCACCATCTAGATCTTGAAAATCTGATACTGTTGGTGATGGAAGGTATGTCATATTTTCAATATTACCTGTTTGTACTCTTTTAGTTAATAAAGCTTTTAAATAATCACCACCATCCTTAGTTAAAAAAGGAGATTGTGATTGTCCATCATTACGAAAGTAACCACCATCACTAGGGTTGGGTCCAGTACCATTTGGTCCTTCTACTGTGTTTCCTAAAGTACCATTACTATGTCTATCATATAACGATTTTTTTTCTCTTAAACTCATAATATTTGTGTTTTATTATACATATAAATTAAACAAACTTAGACTCATACCTTGCTGTACTTTGGTATCTTCCTCCGTTTGCGGAAGTACTATTAGCCCCAAATGAATCATATTTTGTTGAAACCTTAACTTGTGCTTTAGACATTGCTGAAGCCATTTTATCATAATCAATTTCTGTTCCCCCAAATCCCATTTCTTTAGCTTTATTTAAAGGTATTACTGCTTCTGCTTGTCCCCCTTCTCCTATAGTTGCTAAAGTTCCACCTGCTGAGGCAGGAATAATACCACCTAAAGCTAATTTTGCTGAATTTCCTTTAGCTAAAGCTGTCATTAAAGCTGCGGTACCTGCAACACCTGCTATAATTCCTAATGGGGGTGGTGCACTAAACATAGTTGATATTGCTTTGCCTATTGATAACATTCTAGCCACTCTTAATAAGGGTATTATTTTACCAAAACCTATAGCTATCAGAGCTATTTTACCAGGTAATGTATTCATAGCACTAGCAAAAAATCCTACTAATGATGTTATAGGGGATAATATTGCCATTAAATCAACAAAGGCGTTTTTAACTTGTTCAACAGCTTTAGCAAATTTTTCTTGATTACTTAAAGCTAAAAGATCATTTAATCTTTGTTCATCACCCATTGCTTTTGCTTCATCTATCAATTGATTTAAGTCTGCTTGTTTAAATAAGGTATTTGATAATTGATCAGCTGTCATTCCTACAGATTTAGCTAAAGCTTCCTGTTGTAAAACATTCATTTGACTAAAATCAGAAAAATTTCCTATTTCATTGGTTAATTCTTCAGCTAATCCTTTTAAATCTCCATTTAAAGCTAATAATCTTGCTCTTTCTAAATTAAGTTGTTTACCTGTTAGTAATTCTGCATCTAATTCTGCTGATATAGATTGTTCAAATTCTAATAATTGTCTTCCAGCTGATGCTAACTGGTCTAATTCCATACCTAAAGCTTTTGCAGTAGTTACTGCTTCTGCTATAGCTTCAGCTGAACCACCTAATTGGGCTCTAAGTTGTCCCGAAACTTTATTGGAGGCTTCTAAAACTCCTTTTAAACTTATACGGGTTCCTTTTTCAGCATTTACTGAATTTACAACAGCTTCCTGGTCTAATAATGCTTCTTTACTTGTTTGGCCATTAATTCTTGCAATAGAAGCTAAATTGGATGCAGCTTCAGCTGTGAGTATTTTAGCGTCTAATATTTTCGTTGTTGTTACTAACGTTTCAGTTTCAAAAACTAAAGCAGTACCTAAAACATTATTTAATTCTTGATTTGTTTTTAATATAGCTGCTGAATTTACCCTAATATCACCTGATAAAGCAGCAATACCTGAAAATTGATTTCTAATTTTAAATGCTTCAAAACCTGAAACACCTAAATTTTTTCTAATGTTAGTAATTTGTTGATTAGCGTCAAATAAACTTTTACTTAAAAAGGCAAGTAATAATTTACCTATGGAACCATCAAATTCTTTTACAGCGGCTGAAAAAGCTTCGGTTGATGTTTTACCCGATAATAAAGCTTTTTTAGCTGCTGTTTCTGCTTGTTTAAAAGGTCCGGAAAAAGCTTTTAACCCAGGTATAGAACTAACAAAATCACTAGCTCCTTTAAAAAATTGTACATTACTATCTAATTCTGCAGCTGCAGATGCTGCCCTATCATAAAAATTAGCTAATCTTGAAGCTTCACTAGAAGCCCTAGCTAAATTTTCTGCTTGTCTTTCTAATAATACTTTTGTGTCACCAGCAGATGTTTTAGCTCTATCTGCTAATACTTTTGCTCTATCGGCTAGTGTATTAGAATTTCCTCGTAAGTTATTTCCTTCTTTAAGTAATTCATTTACCTTACTAGTTCCATCAGCTAAATTAGCTATAGTTTTATTTAACTTATTAGCTGCTCCTGCTCCTTGTCTAAAAGCATCATTAACATCTTTTCCTAACTTATTAGCTACTTGACTAAGTAATCTATCTAAATCTTTAGCTGCATCTCTAATTTCATTAAACATTTTACTAGATTCTCCTGCTCCTTCTCTTAATTTCCTTAAATTATCTGGATTAAAATCGTCTCCGTTAGCCATAATATATTATTTTATAGTTATAAATATAAAAAAGAAAAGGTATCTATGATACCTTTATCTTAAAAATTATATGTTGACGAAGGACTTATATTAGGTCCTGTTGGTTTATTTGAAGATTGGGCTTGATTTTGATTTTTATTTTTTTCCATTTCTTCATTTTGCTTTTTATTATATTCATTTATTTTCTGAACATGATATCTTCTCATCCAAATTGGCATGTTGTATACTTCTGAGTGTTTAAATCCACCACCACCATGGAACACCAGATCATGAATTTGGTTAAATAAAAGATTTCTATATTGTGGCGTCAGGCCAAAAAAAGTTAAGAGTAATGGGAATTGGTAATTTAACGAAGTCCCCATTTTTTTCTTCGTATTCAAAATTTAAATCTGTATCTGGTTGTATTTCTCCTATATAGTTTCTTAAAGCTCGTGCGTCTCTAGCTAATAATTGAGTATCTACGAATTCTCTAATAGTTGATTTTTCAAAATCACCATTTACTGATGTAATTAAATGTTTAAGTCTTGTTGATAGTTCAGGAGAACTATTTTTATTTAGTCTTTTAAGACCCTTAATTTCATTTTCTATAGCTTTTTCATCACCATGATTTAATATTTTAAAAGTAACTGGTGTTTTTGATGTAGGTAATGTAAAATCAAATTTATTTTCTCTATTAATTACTAATTTTTCATTAAAAGGTTTATCTTCTACAGTAGTTAAATCTACCTTAATAGTTTCTCCTTTATAGTTAAATTCATAATCTTTACCATAACCTAAAATACGAGCTGCTACTAATATAGCATTTTTATCTCCTGTTACTAATTCATTGTAATCAATAGGTGTTACAATAAGTGATTGTAATAATTTATCTATTACTGTTCCTTTTTCTATGAAATTTTGGTTAGTAAGAATATCTTCTTCTTTAGCAGTCATATATTTCATTTTAATGACTCCTTTAGATAGTGGAGAAGATTCTGGATAAATTAAACCTTTTGAGGGTAATGTAACTTCCTCTGTGGGAAATTGTTGTTGTTGTTCCATAACGTTATTATTTTATTTAAAACTAGTTCGGATATACATATATGTAAGAAAAAAGAAAGCGCCAAAAAGGCGCTTTTTCTTTATAAAAATTTTACTATTAGTAATTTAAGATGGCGTAATCCATTACTATAGTCATTGAAATGTTTGCTGGTGTGTCTGAAGTCCAGTCCATATCACCAAAGTTAGCATTTTGACAATAAGCTCCTTTTAAGATCCATTCTTCAACTACATCACCTACAGGTCCTAATGTGTTAATTCTAATGTCTTTTTTGTAAAAGTCAGAATAACCATCTCTACCTGTAACTGATTCATGTGATAATCTTACCCACTCCATTACTGCTTGAGCACCTGATGGTGTAATTGGGTCGTATAAATCACATGTGATATTTTCCCAATTAGCTTTTCCTTTAATTTTTCTTTTTACGTTAATGTGATCAAGAACTACTTCACCAAAAGAAATTTGTGGTCTTTGTATTTTCTTAATAAGGTATGCTGGGATTCCATCAATGTACATTATGAACCTATTTTGTAATTTAGGTTCAAATGCTGTAAACATAGTTTCGTTTGTATCTAATATTACCATCTTTTTATTTTATTTATTGTTCTATTATAAATATATTATTTTCTAATTTTTATGAATCAAATGTTGCTCCTGTTGGTAGTACATTGAAATCTAAGATTATAAATTCAGCTGTTTTAGTTGGCTGTAAATAAATCGCACCTACTAATTGGTTTCTGTCAATTTCTGTTGGTGTATTATTACTTTCATCCATTTGTACTCTGAAGGCAAATAATCCTTGTCTTTGTTGTACTGACTCTAAATATGGGTTTACTATATTTAAGAATCTATTTCTAGTAACTTGTGTATTTTGTTCAAATACTAAGTATTTAGAAGAACTTCCAATGAATTTCTTAAGAGCAATTAATAATCTTCTAACATTAATTCTATCAAGAGCTGTTGATCTTGATTGTAATGTTTTCTGACCCCATATACAAACTCCAGTTGCGGGGAATGTAGCTATTGGATTAATTTTAGCATCATATAACACATCTCTTTCAGCTTGGTTTAATCTAATTTTAGCTTCTAGTACATTTCCTAATACACCTCTATTTAAACCTGCTGGTGCAAACCATTCTGCAGCAATTGCGTCTGAAGCTGCTATAGCTCCTGGTACTATTACTGATGGTGGTACTAATACTGGTTTATTCATTGAAGTATCAAGTACTTTAACCCATGGATAATAAACTGCAGCGTAGTTGGTGTCTAAGCCATCTGCTTGACTTACTGCTGAGTTTACTGATTCGTTATATTGAGCTAAATCCATTACATAAAACGCATCTCCTCTTGTTTCTACCATATCAATTGCAGCATCTGTTACATTAGGGTGTAATTGTTTAATAACACCCGGTAATGCTAACATGTTAATATCGTATTCGTCTTGGTTTGAAATGATATTTAGTGCTTTTTTATATGCTTTTGATCCAGCTTTAGTTGAATTACTTAAATCAAATCCATATAAATTAGATCCACCTGTGTAGTTAGCATGTAATGAGCTTTCATTTCCTACAAATTTAATTCTATGAGTTGGAATACCATCTGTTCCTCCTTGGAATGGTACTGAGAATTTTAATTGAGCTGCTGTTGGTCCTGATGCCCCTGTTGGATCTAAAGTAGTTGCTAATGAACCTGTAAATAAACTTGAACTTGCATGACCACTAAAGTTTTCAACATTAAATGCTCCAGCACAATTATTTTCTTCTGTAGCTGGTAATGGTTTTAAGAAGTTTTTATTATCATATTTTTTATCTTCAAACATCCATCCTAAATATCCTCTTGAACTATAGTCTGTACTAGTTATAGCTCCTACTCTTTGTACACTTTCAAAAGATGCTGAAGGGAATACTACTGTATAACTGTTACTATTATTATTTATTATACTACCACTAAATACGGTTGAGGCATTTATAGGATCAACTACTGCAGCAAATCCTTTAGGTGATAATTTAGGTGATGTAGCTTTAGAATCTACTGCTGTGTCTACTTCTACTCTAATATATTCTGAAACATTAGAATAATTTCCAAGTAATTCTACTTTTCCTAGTGTTTCATTGTATTGTGGGTATCTGTCTCCAATCACTCGTGAAATATAATTTGGTGAATCTGGATCTAAGTTTACATTATTATATTGTTCTAATATTAATGGTGTTTTATCTGTGTCTTCATATTTTCTTAAAATTACAGAAAATGTAGAATATTGTTCTACTCCATCTATATCTGCTGGTTCTCTTAAATTAGCAATAGAAACTTTAAATTTAGTGTTCATTTCTCTACCATGAGATATTGTGTGAATTTTAAATAAGTTTTTACTACCTTTTGCTACACCTGACTGAATAAATGGTGTTGAAGCGTATGAGTATCCTTCACTTGCTCCTGCTAAACCACTATATGTTAAAGTGTCTCCTTGAGTTATTAACTGAATAAAGGTTCCATCAACTAATGAACTTGATGTACTTGAGGGTACGTGAGATATACCATGACTAGTGTATGTAGTTCCTGCTGTGTCTGCTATTATAGTTTTAGTTAAATTTTTAAATTCTAATTCTGCATAACCAGGTATACCATCATAAGCTACAACTCCTGTTTTGCTATTATCTGGTGTATCACCTAATAATTTAACCCAATATTTATTACTTGTTGGGTTAATAGAAGCATCAAAAGTAGTAGAATAAGATGTTGTTGAACCTGATAATTTTAATTGTAATGTACCTGCAGCTGATGCTGATATAATATATGATGAACCAGATACACCTGCGAGTCCATCAACTTGTAGTGGATCAGATGCATTTGTTAAAACTGAGTCTTTTAAATCTGGTAAAGCATCTGTGTCTTTAGAAGGATAAATTGCTCCTAAAAATATTCCTTTATTTGAACCTGAAGGGAAAGCAGCTAATGCTACTACTTCATTAGTACTTGTTGTGTAAGTAGCTCCACCACCACCTAATACTCTACATACAGTAACTGATCCTGCGCTTCTTAAGTATTCTCTAACTGTTTGTGGAACGAATGTTTCAGAACTTAAAGGTCCGAATTTTCTTTCGTATTCTGCAAAGCTTCTTACTACTGTTGGTACAAAGGCTGGTCCTTCTACTGTAGGTCCAACAATTGCAGCGCCTATTGCGCCAATTCCCGCTGGTAAAAATGAAAGGTCGTTTTCTCTTGTAAAAACACCTGGTGAAATTATTTGTTCTGCCATCTTATATTTATTTTATAAAGTTATATCCTTGGTTGGTTCTCGTATAAATATGAAAAGAAAACGCAAACCACGACCAAGTAATCGATTAAATTATAATTTAACCGTCAATAAATATAATTGGCTTTTTAAAAACTACTCCGCTGGTGTAAATGTACCTGTTTCTATATCAAGAGATCCTCTACCATATTTATCCGACAATGATTTAGCTAATTCTTGCTCTTCATTTTCGAGTTTTTTAATTTCAGCTTTTATTAAGTCTTCTTGTTCATTTATTTTAATTTTTGACAAATGAACTCTACCTAATTGTGAAAGCATTTGGTCTAATCTAGTTTGAAAGCTTTTTAAATTATCTAACTCTTCTTGAGTAAATTTTTGAGCTTCTCCTTTAATTTCTTGAGGTGATGGTATTTTTTTATCTGCCATAACTTATAATATTTGTGTTAAATTAATTAATCGGATATACATATATGTAAAAAGTAAAAACCGTTAATCTACTGTAATTATTTTTCCTATGTTTGCTGTTGCTACTGTATTTGCTTTACTTATATTAGCTGCTGGTACTCCTAACACATCATGTGTGTATCCTGTAGCTGCTGCTGTGTAGGATAAAGTTATAGCACCAAAATTTATACCATTAGTTACATCACCATCTGATTCTAACGGGTCTTCTTCTTCACCCGCTACATCAAGAGATAAAAGTAATGCTACATTAAAATCATTATTATTATTAATTTGAGTAGCGGCTGTTGAATTTAAAGTAAATGTAATTGTTCCACTTGATCCAAAAGCTGTTGCTGTAGAATAGTTAGTGTTTTTATCTACATTATCAAAATCATTATCAACAATTGCACTACCATTACTACTACCTGCAGAGTGTTTTACTGCTGTTACCTTATGAAGGTTATCACTACTATCACCAGCAACAGATACTACCTTTAGCAAAAAATCAGAACCACCTGATATACCTGATGTGTCAAAATGTATAAATGTTCTTATAAATCTAAATGTACCACCACCTCTTCCTGATGATTTAAAATATTGTATACAAGATGATTGGTTACCTGTAGCACTATCAGTAGCTGTACCAGAAGTAGCACTAAGTGCGTCTAGATAAGAAGTTTGACTTGTTCCTGTTATAAATCCTGCTCTATTTGCGCTTAAGTTTGGCATTTAAAACTGTTTTTTTGGTAAATAATAAGTTGTAGAGTTAAAATAGCTGTTTGTTGGTGGATCAACAGTTAGAGCTTGATAGGTTACATTAGGTATATTGTAAAAATTAGTTTCATTAGTATTATTATTCCACCAAGTTACTTTAGTGTTTGATTTTGTTAAAGCACTTAAAGATGAACTAAAATTTTTCATGTTTTGATCACCAAAAGTATCATAAAATATACCGTCGTATGTTGATAGTGAATTTTTGATATCATACCAACTACCTGTTATAATAGTTACATTAGATTTATTTAAAGCCCATGCTTGAGCTTTAGGTATTATGTCAGGATGATTTTCTATTATGGTGTGTGTTGAAATTGAATGAGAATGCATATAACCTGCTGATATTCCCATTCCAAATCCTATTTCTAAAATGTCACCTCCGTTTTCACACACGTAAGCTGCTGAAGCTGACATTAAGGGGTCTTCCCAATCCATCATAACTTCAAAATCTCCTCCAAAAGATGTGTCTGTGTAGTATATCTTATCTGATTCGAATGTTAATGTTTTGTTTATATAACTCATTATGCTACTTCTACAAATGTATTATCTGGACTAAACCAAATTTGATCATCATCGCCCAAATTATAACCTATAACTCTAACAATATCTCCTGAGGTTGATGGAGCCGATGTTATTGCTTGTCCCGCGGCTGTATCTGACAAATATAATGGTATACCTTGATTATTACCCACATCATGATCTAATGTAAACATACCTCTTAATAATATACCATCATTACCTGCATTATTTCCTAAAGCTATACCTAACAAACCAATTGATTTAGTTGTTGAATTTGCTTGAGCTTTTTTCCAATTACCTGATGTATCTAAATAAACAATATCACCTAATGCTATTGTACCTTCTCCTCCTGTATATGTGATATCACCTGATGTTAAATTGTTATTTGTAGCACTCGATCTAGCAAATGTTCTATTTACAGTTACACCTAAATCGTCAAATGTTGCGACTGTAACTTCACCACCACTACCTGCTGTTGACGTGTTTGCTCTAATTTGAACAGTACCATTAGATGCTCTATTTGCTAATGCAACTACATCTGATCCAGGGAATAATAAACCATATCTATTATCACCGCCGGCATCTTTATATGTAATACCTTCAAGACCACCACCACTGGTTCCAGTAAATTGAATTTGTCCTGCAGCACTTGTAAGTAATAAATTATCACCTACAGAAACATCATCTCCTACAGATGTGATATCTCCTGATAATACTAAATTAGCTGCTGTGATATCTCCACTTGCGCTTATATCGCCTGATGCAGCTACTAATGGCGATGTAATAGTAATATCAGTATCTCCATTTAATAAGACTCTATTGTCACCATCAATTTGTATGTAATTGTCGGTACCTTTTATAGTTTGGGTTTGTCCAGCGCTAGATAACCATTCTATCTTACCTAATTGTGGTAAAAATAATCCACTAGATGTTACAGCTCCACTTGCACTTATATTACCTCCTGATGTTACGCTGAAATTTTTACTATTTATGGTAAGGGAACCTGAGTCAGTAGTATTTCCACCTCCTACTAATCCAAAAGTACTTATAGTAATATCACCCCCAACTCCTGCGCCTGATCCTTTTCCAGCATTAAGTATTAAATTACCACCATCTTGATTACTACCAAAACCATCACCTGGTTCTATAGTTAAGTGGGCTCCATCTACATTTCCACTACTTTCATCTGGTGCTTCTATTTTTATAGATGTAGCACCTGGTGTAAATACAATGTTATTTGATGTTAAAGTGTTTGCTGTAATAGTTCCACTTGAACTTATATTACCTGATGCTGTTACATGACTTGCAAATTTTGCGCCATTACCAACACTATATAAAACAAGTTTGCCTTGGAATAAACTTAAATCATTACCAGATTTTGAAATATATTCAGCATTTCCAATTCTAATTCCACCACTATTATTTATATTAAGAAAATTACTGTAAACTGTATCAGTTCCAATAGTCATTGAAGCACCTTGGATATTACCCGAGGCAGTTACTGGTACATTTAATTGAACATAATTGAGTCCTGTTTTTATATTTTCTGTAGAGTTTCCACCATATATTCTAGTAGTATAAGCTACATTATCTTGTCTACCAATATAAACATGGTCAGTTCCTGCTGATCCTAATTTTAAATTACCATCTGGACTAATATTAATATTACCAGAGCCATTAGGGTTTGTTGTTTTTATATTAGCTGTAGTTGCTCCAAAATTTAATGTACCATCAAGTGTAATATCACCACTTGCACTTATATTACCTGAGGATGTTATGTTACCTTCAACATCAATTCCACTATTTCTATTATATATTATACTATCGTCTAATTGTGTTCCATTAAAAAATGGTATTCTATTAGTTACGATGTTTGTCATTGCTATTATGTTCGCCTTTACAGTTCCACTTGCACTTATGTTACCTTCTACTGTTAGTTTTTCAGATGGTGAAGATGTTCCAATACCTACACCTGTAGTATCTAATTTAAGAAGGTGATTATTGCTATTATCAACTTTTAATTGTATAAAGTCGCTACTCTCATCTCCAGTAATGGCAACTCTACCAATGTTTGCATCAGTTGTTGCAAAAAATATACTTTTGGAATTATCTAATCTAATATCACCACTTGCTATATCTAATTTCTTTTGAGGTGTGGACGTTCCTATACCAACTTTACTACTTGATATAGTCATAGCATCTACAGCATCATTATTACCTAATAATAATGGTCCTTGATCATCAGTGATACCTGCTCTTGCACGTATTTTTCCATCTGAATACATACCATTAGAATGGTTTACATAAAAATAATTATGTCCCACAAGAACTACACCATCATTTCTTACATAAAATAAAGATGCATTATCACTATCAATTACTTTAAGTGAAGTAGTACTACTATCATTACCAGAACCTTTAATATTTAGGGAAGCATCTGGTGAAGTTGTTCCTATACCTAAACCAGTAGTTGTAAGAGCCATTGATGCTGTATGATTAACACCAAATTGTAATTTTATTCCTCCACTATGTCCATTACCCCCTATAATAAAAGCAGAATTATCTAATAATCCATTATATTGTGGACTTGCAGCTGTTCCATTACTACCTATATGTAGCATATTATGGGTA